AATAAATTTTCTTCTATCAACAACATCACCTAAATGAATAAGTGTTTTTATATTGTTCTCTTTTAAATAAGGAAAGAATACATTGTCATAAAACTTATAAAAGTATTCATCAAATATATTACTATCATTTCTGGCACCAAAATGGGTGTCATTTAACAATGCTATTTTCATATTAGTATTTTAATCTTCTTTTGTATTTTTTTGTAGATAGTCTAACATTTGACTTTGATACTGAGCCTCATCACCAATCATTTGGTCCATCATATTATGAGCGCCATATTCATGAATTAGTTTATTTTTTATAGTTGATTGTTTTTTTTCTTTTTGTATTCTTCTAATAAATGCATAGTAAATTATTTGTGTAAAATATGCAAATGGATTTTTACTCTTATCTGGATTGAAATTGTACATATATTGTAAACAGTTCTCAATACCATCACTAATCATATCATCTCTATAAGTATAATTAATAAAATTTGGTCTGTAAGATAGGTGATTAGCAATCTTTAAAAAACATTCACCAATATAATTAGTAACTACCGGTTTTTCTTTACCTTGCTCTTTAGCCTTCTCACAGTTATCCCTATATTCTATCATCGCTTCTAGGAACTGAGCATTATTTACATAATGAGGCTTCTCTCTTGGTTTTAATTTTACTTCTTTTACTTTTTTTACTTCTTCGTCTTCTTTTTTCATAATTTTTATTATACTACATTTTGTGTTTAAATGCAAGCCTTTCTATAAGTTTTTTTAATTTAATTTTATTCCTGGTTACTGCTTGACAATCCTAGGAATGTGTGTATAATCGACTATGTCGCTGCTTGATAAGAAGCTAAGCTATAAGACAGTTAGTGTATAGTCTTATTATCAAGTTCTTCATATTCTAATTGTGCTTCTTCTTGTTCTTCTTGTTCTCTTAACTCAGTATCTAAATCTTCAGCAACCTCTAACATCTTTTCTATCTCTTGAGGTGTGTAGGCTGCCTTTATTTTAGTATGTTGTAACTTTGACAATATTACCTCATAATAGTTTGCTAATTCTTTTGCAGCTCTTGAAATAACCATTACCTTATCTTTTGGAACAACAAACATTTTATCGTTTGTAAATGGTACCCAAGGTGCTAGGGTGTTATCGTCTTTTAGTCCTTGTGCAGTCATTCTTGGGGTTGTAATTAATTGTAAAGGATTTTGTATTCGCAAAAAGTCTTTATCTATAGATATACTTCCGACTAATGTACTGCCGTCTGTTAACCTAACTATTCTATAGTCTGTTAAATCGTTTGGGGCTTTTTCTTGTAATTTATCCATATAACTATTTATCTATTCTTTTAGGTCGATATTATGCATCTCGTAATCAAACTCTTCCTCTGTATAGATGTTTATCCTTTCTTGAAAATGTTTTATTGTAAAGTTTTCTTTAGATTTATAAGTTAAATCATCTGCTATATCATATAAGGTAGCATTAACTTTATTATCACCTAATCTTAAACCACGACCTATACTTTGTAAATTTCTTATTCTACTTTTAGAAGGACTAGCAAAAATAATGTTGTGTAAATTTTTAATATTAACACCAGTACTAAATGTACCATAACTTGCAACAATAATGGCATCTTTTTCTTTTTCTACTATTCCTCTTATTGCTTCTCTCTCATTGGCTTCAACACCACCAAAAATTAAAAAAACTTTTCGATTGGCATCAGCCTTCTTTTTTATTATCTCATGTAAACTCTTACCATGTTTTTCTACTAACTGAAATAAAACTAAAGTGTTACCTTTTAATTTAAGTGCTAGGTTACGAATAAATTTTTGTCTTGATTTACTACTTACTAGATAGTCTATTTCATCTTGATATTTACCACTTGTAACCATTTTACTATTTTCTACTGTGTGTTTTAAAATTAAACAACGAACAACTAAATTAGACAGCTGTTGTTTGTCCATTAGTTTTCTTGTAGATGTAACTTTATTAACAGCACCAAACAATCCTTCTAATACTAGTTTATGTGTCTGAGCACCATCTAGTGTACCAGTAAGACCAATACGATATTTACAATCTTCAAGTTTTGTCATAATCTCTGTAAGTGATTTAGATTTAAATAAATGTGCTTCATCACCAAAGACACAACCAAACTGTTCGAAATATGTTTTTGGTAACTTATACAAACTCTGCCATGTCGATATAAGAACTTTCTTATCTGTTTGATTTGAATATCCACTATATAATTTATGACAATTTTTCTTTACATTCCAACCGTATGATTCAAAGTCAGAATACATCTGTTCAACTAACGAGGTTGTTGGTACAATCAATAATATTCGATTGTTAGGGGCATCTTTGATTAAATGAGTATAGTATCGTATTAACGAATATATGATGAATGACTTACCTGATGCTGTAGGACTCAGCAGCAACGACCTATTGAACTTTAAACTATGATATATGGCGTCTATCTGATAATCTCTTGCCTCAAACTTTTGACCTAGACTGTTTGAGAATTTTTTGACAACATCTTTATCTACTTTATTATTAACCTCAACACCTTCTTCTGATACAATATTATATCCTCTTTCTTCAGCAAAGGCTCTAATGTATGGAAACAACCCAAAGTATATCTCTTTTGTCTTTTGAGAATATAATCTTATTTTACCATCCCACATACGATTACGGAATGCAGGCATAAACTTGTAGCCTGGTACATAAAATGTAAAGAACTCTGATATTTCTCGTTGAATGTTAGGGTCACAATCAACAGTTATATAGACTTCATTTTTCTTTTTTAGTATTAAAGTATCCATGTCATCACACTATATCTATCACCACTAATAACTTTTTTAACTTCATGTGGAAACATAAAGTTTGATGGAAAAACAACCGCTGAACCTTTTTTCTTTTCTAAAGGTTCACCACATAGTACAAACTCGCCACCTTCATAATCATCATTTAAAAATATTAAAGATGTTAGATGTGGATAACCTTGTTTTTGACCATGACTATAATGTATATTATCTATATGTTCTTTCATAAAACCACCTGTGTCGTAACAGTTAATTCTAAAGTTTGTGTATTCTTGTATTTTAATTTTATCATGTATTGATATATAGTCGTTTACGGCTATTTTAAATCCTTTTTGTATAACTTGATAGTCTTGATGTTGTGGTGTAATCCAAAACTCTTTCATAGCAACTTTAGATGTGCCTAGATTTTTAGTAGCAGTTGAGAAAGTTGAAGCTTGCCACTCATTAAATGTATCTTTATTATAATGATTTACTATATTATCACAAGCGACCGAGTCTAATACCTGTGGATAATAATAGATGTAATTATAAACTTTGTCTTTAGAGATTGGCTGACTGAAACTCATAATGTTCTCCTACTTGACCTTTTACTTGCATATTCCAGGCTATACTTATACGTTTATTTTTTGAATTATTTTGTTGTACCCAATGTGGCAACCACGCAGGAAAAAATATTGCTCTATTTGTTTTTGATGCATAACTTAATAGACTAGCATTTAAATCATTTGTTTCAATTTTTTTAGGCACTATAACATCAGCTGCAGGTCTTGGGTCATGAAAAACTATACTTGCACCTTGGTCTGATTGTAAATAATAAGTGCCACTTAAAAAATTATTTGAATGTGTGTGAGCAGGGTGATGTTCATTTTGTTTTAAAACATTTGCCCACATATCAGTAATGACTAAATCCTTTACATCATAACCTAGTGTGTTACATATATCTTTACCAGTCTTTATAATTAAATCTGAAAACGATTTAAACTCTTTTTTTGTGTGTAAGTTTGCTGATTTTGTTTGCCAATTAACATCATAGTCTCTTTCTTTCCATAGGTCACCAATATACTCTTTCATTGTATCGGTATTGTCTACGAAATTATCTAATAAGAATATATTAGTAGCAAATATTTTTTGATGTTGCATTATATTGCGCCGCTAGTAAACTTTTTCCACTCTATTGCATTTTTAATTAAAAAGGTTCTGTTGTTTATACTTCTTAAAACTTGTTCAAGATATGTAACGACTTGTTTTAGATATGCAGCTTTTTGGTCTGCTCTCTGTAACTCATCATCTGAATCCATATAAATGTGTACATCTGCTTTTAATATTTTTAAATCAAATGGTTTCTCTGTATAAACCGAAGGGTCTGATTTACCTGTATAATATTCCCACTTGTGTCTTTGTAAAGTTTTATATTCATATTCTGACTTCTTGAGTAATAAAGAAAACTTATTAAAGTGTTGTAGGTATTTATTATGTAATAAAGGTATCTTAATCGACTCAGCATCTAGCTCAGTATCATCTAATTTAAAATCTCTATCTACTTGTTGTTGTAATTCTTCTAATGTCATGAGTGTATTATATCACCTTTTGGTTGGTTTGTCAAGGCTTTTAACTATTTCTTTTTGTGTAATATAGGTAAGATTATCACAGCCTTTCCATTCATCTATTTCACAATCTATTGATGATGTACCAATAGTATTCAGATTTACCTTGTAAAAATTAACATCTTTAAATTTATTAAATGTATTTTTATGTTGCAGTATCCAATGGTGTAAATCATCTTTCTCTGATTTATCAGGCCTCATCATTGGAGTATCTTCATCTACATAACAAGAAGTTCCTGCATAGATGTTGTTCACCTTATCGTCTGTTGAATATAAATCATGGCCGATAATATAAACCTCTTTTGCACCAAGTTCACACGCCAGATAGATTGCTCTTGTGCCTGTTGCATATGCAAATCCATCTATATCTGGCTCTATGTTCTTTACTTTATCATTGTCGGTTACTCCGGTGATATAGGTCATGCCTAAGTTATGCCCTTTTGTGAGCGTAAACACTCCATCAGCACCATGATAAACCACCTCTTCACTATCATTCCAAACAATGTCAGTTTTATCTGCCATAGTTTTCATCATTTCTTTTGCAACAAATATTGGCACAGGTGTCCAATATCCTAAATAACAAGTGTTTTTGTGTGCATATCCTGACCGATATATTTCGTGACCTATTTGTGAATCTAATCCCACAACAATATCTGGTGTGAAATCACGATAGATTGCATTACAACCTATTACTGTTCCGTGTTTTTTGAAATCGTCTAGATTTAGACCTTTACGAGAATTACCATTACCAAAGCAAAACGCTGTCATCATTATATACCATCCTATATTATTCTACTATGAAGTAGATATTTGTACTATATCATAATTCATATAGTTAAAACTAACTGAAGCACTTAAATAATCTACATCAGTTTGTCTTACATCATAATTTAAACTACCCAAAGATGTTGGGTAAATATTTTGAAATCTTATTTCTGTCTTAGGAATATTTTTACTATTTAAAACTGTAAGTATTGCATCAGAATATATACCACCTTCATTTAAAGGTTGTGGTGTAGAGGTACCAGTTACGGCTGCACTTTTAGAAGAACCAGGAAATCTATCTGAACCAGCAGATTGTAAATCTTGAAACTGCTGATTGTTACTAGGAAATCCTAGACCAAGAATCCAATCATGTATCTCTTTATAGTTGTTTAAATTTTCGTCAACAAGAAATGACATATCAAGAGCCGCAAAAGTTATCTTGTCTCCAGGCAGAGGCATATCATACAATGGTGTACTTTGTTGTGCTGAACCTAGATTGATACCAGGTATGTTAGCACTCTGTACAAAAAACTCTACTGTTGGAAGTTTAGTACACTTGAACCTAAATTGAATAGGACTAGCATAATCACTCTTAGAAGGTTCTCTATTAATTATATTTGTTGTTGTCATACTTATATTTATAAAGGTTTTTTAGGGGGTATTATTAAGGCTTAAAAAAAGGGGCCGAAGCCCCTTTTTTCTACTTTTCGAGAAGAATCGAAATTACATAATATTTGTAACTTTAACTCGTCTGTAGTATAGGTTTTGTGCTGTAGCACCAACTGCACCAGAGTTATCTAATGCGCCGTCACCAGCAGAAGTTGCGAAAGGATTTTGAACCATTCCGTATCTAGTTTTAAATCCAATTTTTGGTTGGAAACTGTCTTGACCAACTGCACGAACCATTTGTAATGGAACATATGGGCAATAGAACAGACCAGAATCGTAAGGTGAAGTTCCTTTGTAACCAATTACATAGTACTGACTTGCAGATACGTTAGCAGCATATGGGTCAACATACACTTTAAACTTACCGTTAAGTACACCAGCAAAAGTATTACCTGTATCATCAACATTTAAGTTGTTGTTCAACGCAGGAGCGTAATCTAAAACACCAGCCATTTGTAATGCAGAAGCAACATCAGCAGAACAAATAATAATGTTCCCTTTACCTCTACGAGTTTGTTGACCGATAGCGTTAGCGTCTCTTTCTAGTTGATATAACAGTCCTTTGAATTTCTCAACTGACCATCTACCGTTTGAGTCAGTATCTAAATCGAAGATACCAGCAGTTGTTACATTTACTTGAGCGCCTGGTTTAGCGTGACCGTAAATAGTTCTAACTACTTCTCTGTTGATTTCAGCAAGAATTTCACTTGAAAGGATGTTTGCAAGTTCTGTTTCAGCGTCTAAACCGTGGATTGCTTTTAAGTCTTGTGCAAGTTCCATAGTGTACTCTGCTTTTAGAGCACGAGATTTAGCAGTAACAGTTACTTTGTCGATTGAGAAAGCCATTTCAGCAAACTCATCAGTTCCGTCACCAAGTGTTTCTGCCTGAGCAGTACTCATACCAGAACCAGTTGTGTAAGTTCCAGCAGAAGGTGAATCGTTTAGTGTTGCAGGGTTAGTGCCAGCCTGAGCGTCAGGGGAACCTGAACCTCCAGCAGCATCTCTTGCAGAGAAGTCTGAATCTGCTTCATTGAATAGTGCTTCTGCGCCTGCTTGTGTGCCGAATCTTGACTTCATTGCGAAGATTAAGCCTGTTGGACCAGTCATTGGTTGTACACCACAAATATCGTATGCGATAAGATTTGGCATAGCCCGTCTGACTAGCGATATTAAAACTGGATCAAAGTTGTCTACAGAAGAACCAGTTGCGTTTACAGGAGCAGCCTCAGTCATAAAGCTTCGGTCCTCCCTAACTGATTTTTCTTGATTTTCTAAAATCACAGTAGTTACAGCTCTTTTATAAGCATCTTCGATTTTTGGCAAATCTGGATGTTCTAGGACTGGCTGCCATTTTTCCTGTAAGTTTTCAGTAAGATACATTGTTATCTCTCCTTGTTATGTTTACATTTAATAAGAACATTAAAACGCACCTTTTTGATTGATTTGTTTAAGGTTCTTTGTTATTGCGGCTGTATATGCAGCCATAGCATCTGACTTGCCAGCATTAAAATCAGCTGGTTCGTTTGCCGCGACAGAATCAACAGAATCACTTTCTGTTATTTCTGATTTTGTTTTAGGGAAGTAAGACTCTTTGATAGTTTCTAACTTTTCTCTAAATTTCTCAGCACTATCATACTCGACATTCTCAGCCATAGACATGAACTTTTCTTTTTCTGTTTCTGCTAAATCAGCAGTTACTTCAACGATAGCTTGTGTCTTATAAAACTCAGAAACTTCTTTTGACAGATTTACATTCTTTTCAATCTGTTCGTTAAGTTTAGATTCTAAATCTTTTGATTGATTTGTTAAGTCTTCTAATACATTGTACTTTTCTTCAGGAACATCAATATAATGTTCTTTAAATAAAGATTTAAGTCCAGTAATGAAATCTTCAGCAATCTCGGTACGAATACCTCTTTCGACTGCTAATTCATTTTCTTTCATCCATTCTTCAACAACATAGTTCAGATACGAATCAACTTTTTCAGTCATCGCTTCTTTTATTGTTTCAGTCTCTTTTGAAAGTTTTTGTTCATACTTAGACTCTAGTACTTTAACCTGTTCTTGTATTCTTGTCTTTACAGCAGTTTCAAAAATAGTCGCAGCCTTTTCCTTGAATTCCTCGGATAGGTCAGCGTCTGTTGAAACTAATGCTTTAACATCAGCGGATAGGTCAATATCCATTTCATCAGAATCAGTTGTTTCAGCAACAGTTTCTACACCGTCATCTACTTCTACTTCTTCTTCTTTCATGTCAGATGGTTTTTGGTCATTTGGTAATGAACCGTCATTTGCATCCTTATTAACCTGGTCCGATACTTTAGATACCTTTTTTACAGCGGTTTGGCCATCAGGGTCAGTAGGTTTAACCACTGCCTTGCCCAAATCTTCGCCGTCGTTTTTAAGATGAGTAGGTTCAGCAGGAGCTGCGTCTTTATTGGCAGCATTCACTACTTCGTCTAACTCATTTTTTACTTCGGTTTCAGACATTCGGTCTCTCCTTAATATTTAAAAATTAATTAATTTTTCTTATTGCTATTATTTATACATCTTACCATCTCAAACCTTGCGCTTTTTAATATGTTGCGTAGGTTTTAAAATTTAGATATAAAATCTTTGAAGATGTTTGCTTTAACTTCAGCAAGTTTATTACGTTTAGTTCTTTCAATTTCCCATTTATATTGTTCAACTTCAATACTTTTCAGTATTCCGTTATCCCACACCCATTCTTTATTCTCCATAATACCTTCTACGAAAGCATCAGGGGCTGATGGGTCTGCAACTATGTCAGCTGCGGTTGCGAGATAAAAGTCTTTTCCAACAACATTTCGTCCTTGAGATTGTTGAATAGACCCCATACCTCTTGAAGATACACCTAACTGAGCACCCTCGTCAATTAAATTCTTGACGATTTTACCGTAAGGAGTATCCATTACTTTTGCTTCTCCAATAAAGTTTTTACCTTCTTGTTTAAGACTAGTAATCATGTGTGAAACTCTTTCAAGGTTAACTGTTGGTCCGTCAGGATGTCCTAGTTCACCGAAAGCACGTTTCTTGTTTATAAATTCTTTAGTGTATCGTGCAACTTCTTTTGCTAAAGTGTCGACTGGATAAAGTCTACCATTACGGTTTTTGATATCAGCCTGCATAAAGACACCACGAATTTTGTAGTTTTTACCACCAGAAGTATTTGCTTCTGTTAATACTTCGATATCTTCGATAGTTTCTGTAATTAGTTTCATTTCTCCACCTTTTGTTTATTATTGTAAATTCTATCTACAACTTCTCTTTTCAGTTCTTCTTTTTTTATTCCATACTTTTCTGCAAATGCTTTTTTAAATTCATCTGCAAGATAAGTCTTAGATTTTGTTCCTACAATTCTTTCTAAAATTGCTTTCGAATAATTCTTTTTCTTTTTTCCCATTATCTCACTTCTAAAATAATTGTATAGTTATCACCTGCAACAAACCCTTTTGTTGAAAGTAATATGTCTCCAGCAGGAGATGTATTCGCTGTCAATGTTGCGTTGTTAGGAATACTATTACCAGCAGTAAAGTAATCATGAAAACCACGACCAGAGAAAAATCCTATAGTTGCATTAGCAGAACTTGTTCCACTACCTGCCCATAATAACTCTACGCCTGATTTACCATTAGTCGTATTTACTGACCAATATATCTTTGAGATAATTCTGTTTGCGTCTTCACTCATAAAATTTAATGCACTAGCATCCATTTTAGCTACAAGTGTTTCGCCAGAACCATCACTTATATTAGTAAACTTCATAACAGTTTTAACACCAACGGTGTCTGCTATTGTTTGTGATGTAACCACATCTGCCATATTATTTTCTCCTAAACTCTGTAATCAACAAATAACTCTCGACATTTGAGTCAGTTGTTAATTTTATTATTTTATCATTCCCAAATTTCAACTGGTCAGGTCGTAAACCATATTTACCATTTCCAGTAAAACTCAAATCATTTGTTTCACTTTCAGCACTTAACTTTAAAGTACCTGTGCCTTTTATTTGAAAATGACACTCAATCAAACATAACTTTGATTCGTTTGTGCCACTTGTCAATTTTTCACCGTCAACTACTATCTGGTCGGTTTCATCCTTGATACCCTTTGATTGTACAATGTACTTTGAAGTGGTATCAACAATAGCTGTATTCGTAATCGCCATCAGAAAATCCTATCTACTATGCAGTAAATGCTTCG